AGATAGGTCGCACCCAAACGTGCGAAGAGCTGCAGGCGCTTACTGCCGAGGCGTTCGCGTCGATCACCGCCATGATGGACGGCGCAGGCTCGCAGATGGCGATTATCAAGCCAATTCTTGCGCTACTGACCGCGCCTGAAGCAAACCCGACAGCCATCCTTACTTGGCTGACAAGTTTCATCACGCTCGTTTTGACTCCGTATGTGAAGCCCTTCGCTACCTACGCGGCAACGCTCGCTGAAGTCGTTGTGCTTGTGGCAGTTGTCGAAGAGGCGATTGCGACGAAGGGCGCGAGTTTCCTTGAATGCGCTGTAAGCATTCCGTCGTTGCCAGCGATACCCGTATAACCGGAAATCCCCACCGAGGCTGCGCAATGCAGCCTTGACCATCATTGCCGTAATGAACGGCACGAACGCGGTTACCGGAAAGTCACTAAGCGGAATCGAGCACTGCAAGCAAAGCGTGCGCGACATTCTGGAAACGCCGAAGGGATCGCGAGTCATGCGCCGCACGTACGGCAGTGACCTGATGGAGATGGCCGATAAGCCCATGAACATGTCGACGCGCATGGACATGAAGGCTGCAACGGCTGACGCGCTGTCGATTTGGGAACCACGCTTTCAGGTAACTGACGTGCAGTTTGCGCTCACGTCTGACGGGGAAGTGACGATTGATGTTTACGGCAACTACTTGCCGGACGGCGTCGCTATCAAAATTGACGGGATCAAGGTTAGCTGATGTCGAGTGTTGATCTATCGCAATTGCCTGTCCCGCAGGTAGTCGAGCAATTCGACTTTGAAACGATCGTCGCGCAGATGCTCGCTGACCTGCAGGCGCGCGACCCTGATTTCACCGCCCTGGTCGAGTCCGATCCGGCATACAAGATTCTTGAAGTGTGCGCGTATCGCGAAGTGCTTGTGCGGCAGCGCGCGAACGAGGCTGCGCAGGCCGTCATGCTCGCTTATGCGGAGGACGGTGACCTAGACAATCTAGGCGCGCTGTTTGGCGTCACGCGCCTTACGCTCAACCCCGGCGACCCGACGCAGAACATCGCGCCGACGATGGAAACGGACACGAATTACCGATACCGCATCACGCTTGCACCATCGGCGTATTCGGTCGCTGGACCTGTTGGCGCCTATACGTATTACGCACTGAGCGCTGACCCGAAAGTGGTTGATTGCAGCGTGACCAGCCCGACGCCCGGTCAAGTGCTTATCAGCGTTCTGTCGAGCGATGGTGACGGCACTGCTGACGCGGCATTGATTGCTGCCGTTGCCGCTACTGTCGGCGCCGACGCCGTTCGTCCGCTTACTGACGAAGTGATTGTTCAGAGCGCTGGGATTGTCCCCTACGAAGTCACCGGCACTTACTACACGTTCGCGGGTCCCGACAGCACAGTTGTCAGTGACGCGTCGATGGCGTCGCTGCTTGCTTATCAGGCGGCAGCGAAAAAGGTTGGCCGCAATATTCCACTCAGTGCGCTATATGCGGCGATTCACACAAGCGGAATCGAGCGCGTCGACCTGACGTCCCCGGCTGCCGACCTGTTCGTTACTGATACGCAGGCTGCCTATTGCTCAGGCATCAACCTTGTCTATGGCGGCGTAAGTGACTGACGTACTGCTGCCGCCGAGCGCGAGCACTGGTGAGTTTGCGATAGAGGCGACGATTGCGCGCATCGTCTGCGTCCCTACGCCGACGCGCGATCTATGGAACGCGAGCACGTGCCCTGAAAACCTGCTGCCGTGGCTGGCGTGGGCGCTCAATATTGAGAATTGGGACCCGACGTGGCCGATTGAAGTCAAGCGCGCGCGCGTTGCCGGCGCTATCGCGATCCAGCGTTACAAGGGCTCGGTTCAGAGCGTCCGAGATGTCATTGCATCGTTCGGCGGCTCCGTTGTCCTGACGGAATGGTGGCAGCAGTCGCCGCAAGGTGTTCCGTACACCTTCACGCTTGAACTGACCCTTACGGGGCAGAACGGCGCTGACGTAGCAGCGTCATACGTCGACGCAGTGATTACCGAAGTCGAACTGACGATGCCGGTTCGCTGCCACTTCACATTTGTTCAAAACAGCTACTTCAGCGCGCAGGTCGGCTGCTTCGCTGTCGTGCGTCCGTGCATCTATCAACAGCTTTCACTTTCCGCAGGGGTTGCTTCGTGACCGCACTAGCTTTGACTGTGACAACCGCCGGTTACGCCGCGTACGTGAACGCGAAGAACAACGGCACGAACGCGCTGCTTGTCGCATCAGTTGGCGTGACGTCTGCGGTATTCAACCCAACTGCCGCCCTTACCGCGCTACCTGGTGAAATCAAACGACTGTCGACTATTTCCGGCGGCGTCATCGCTGCGAATACGATTCACGTCACGATCAACGACAGCAGCGCCGACACGTATGCATTGCTTGGCATCGGAATTTATCTCTCCGATGGAACGTTGTTCGCGACGTTCGGCCAAGCAACAACGATTCTGGAAAAGAGCAGCCAGGCTGCGATGCTGCTTGCGTGTGACATCCAGTTCGCGAACATTGCGGCGAGCAGCCTGACGTTCGGCGATACTGATTTTCAGCTCAACCAAGCGACGACTACGGCGCTCGGCGTGATCCAGCTTGCGACCAATGCGCAGGCAATCGCGGGGACTGATTCACAGCTTGCTGTTGTTCCTGCCGCTATGTTGGCGACGCTCGACGCGCGTCTAGGTGCAGGCGCTCCCACGACCTTCGTTCAGACGCTTCTGTCTGCAGCTACGGCCGTCATCTTCCGCACTGCGCTCGCCATCAAGGGCGCCGCGCTGTACGACCCTGGTCACGGTAACGGTTTGGACGCCGACACGCTCGACGGCAATCAAGGCGCCTACTACGCGCCTATCAATAGCGGAGCCCTTACCGGCGTTCCGACCGCGCCGACCGCCGCCGCAGGAACAAACAGCGCGCAGCTGGCAACCACGGCGTTTATGCAGAACGCGCTTGTGCCGATGGCGCCACTTGCGAGCCCGGCGCTTACTGGAGTTCCGACTGCGCCGACTGCGGCGCTTGGCACAAACTCGACGCAGATCGCGACCATGGCGGCCGTGCAGGCGGCAATTACTGCGCTGATTGGCGGGGCGCCTGGTGCACTGGATACGCTCAAAGAGCTGGCCGACTCGATTGGCGATAACGCGAACTATGCGGCGTCCGTAACGACAGCGCTCGCGGCTCGCGCCGCCCTTACTGGCGCAGCGTTTACCGGGGCCATATCCGCGCCGGCAGTCACTTCAGGCGGCAGCGCGGTCTGGACTACCGGCAACCTTTCGCCGATTCCAGCCGGCGCCAATACGATCACGACGGGAACGACAGTTTCTTCCGGTAATCCGCCGAACATGGCCGGCCTTGCTTCGGCGACAAATGCAAACGTTGCATTGACCATTTCGAACAATAACAACGTATCCGCTTCAGCCGTGGTTGGGTTCCTTCGGGGAGGCCAATTCGCCGCGTTCTTCGGTATCGACACTGACAATCAGTGGAAGGTCGGCGGCTGGTCCATGGGCGCGGCGGCTTATCGCGTGGTGCATGAAGGGTTGGGAGCCGTCAACCTGCCGGGCTCGCTCACAGTCGCAGGCCAGACCGTATCAGGCGGCGGCTTTCAAATTTCCGATGAGCGCCTGAAGTATTCCATCACAGACCTTGCGCCGCGACCGCTGCACCGCGTCCTGAATCACAAGCAATGGCTGATGCTCGATACGGACAAATACGGTTGCGGCGCGACTGCGCAGAATGTACTTGACCACACGCCGGAATACACGGGCGAGTTCGATCATCCTTGCGGGGAGAAGCGGCTAGGCGTCGACAAGGCAGGTATCGCGCTTGAGCAGTCGCTGTGGGCTGGCGGCCAGGTCGACGCGCTTCACGACATCGTGCGCAAGCTATCGAGTCGCCTCGCAGCATTGGAGTGCGCGGCATGAGTGGTTATCGCAACGGCGCACCATCAGATTTAGACAATCTGTACGATCAGGACATCGTCGGAGACGGCCCGCAGGCTGTCGGCTTCAACGTGTCGCCTGGTGTGCCGCTGAAGTACGCGGCGGCGAAGTACGGGCAGCCGGGGCCGGCCTGCGGCTACCGATTCGCGAACAATCAAGACATCGGTCCCGAATGGTGCGCGAAGGGTACGGCCGTCTATCACCTGTCGATCAATGGCAGCTCTTACGCTTCAGCTGTATTCGTTCCTATCGGCGGCTCCGCAACGTCGTCCGTAACGTTCCTGATGACCAGCGCGACGGCATGGCAAATCAGCTCAAATTATGTCGGCGGTAGCGGTTCGCCCGCGCCAGGTGTGCAGGCGAGCGGGAGCGTGCCAAACGGCGCCGTTAGCATATCCCTTGGCTTGACATATCAAGGGGCGGCAGGCGACACGGGGGCCGGCACGATTTCGAACAACGCGGCGAGCAGGACGGCATGCGCGAATGGTGTCAGCTGCATAGTTGCGATGACCGGAACGCCGAACACACAGAAGCAAACTCATTATTCAGTTTTGATTACGTTCTACAACAGCGCTGGCGCGTCCATTTCAAGCACAACGGTTACCTTTGTTGCTTCGACAAGCGGCCTGGGCGGTAGCTAAACGGAAATCCCCACCGAGGCCGGTTAGTCGACAAATCCCGATGATTGATCTTGACCAGATCAATCACCGGATAAATCGAAAATGACGACCGAGTTTCTGCATGGCGTACAGGTTCAAGACATCGACGACGGCTCGCGAACCGTTTCGGTTTCGTCGTCGAGCGTTATCGGCATCGTCGGCACTGCGCCATTCGCTGACCCGGTGTTGTTTCCGCTGAATACCCCGGTGACTGTCACCAGCCCGACGCTTGCCGCGAGCCTCGTATCTGCAGCGAATGCAGCCGCCGCCGCAGCAGCGACGACCGCGCAAGCCGCCGCAGTTGCTGCGGGAACGTCGACCACGATCTATCCCGCAATCGGCACCCTGTCCGACGCACTCGACAGCATCTTCGATCAGGCCGGCGCGGCCGTCGTCGTGGTGCGAGTGGATGTAGGCGCCACCGATCAGCTCACCATGGTGAATGTGATCGGCGGTGTCGACGTCACGACCGGCAACTATGAGGGTGTGCACGCGTTCCTTGCAGCGCAGCACCTTCTCAACCTGAAGCCGCGCATCTTGATCGCGCCAGGCTTTACCCACATTGCTGCCATCGCAGGCGGCGCGAACGCCGTCGTGTCCGAGATGATCGGCATTGCGACCACGCTGCGCGCAGTCATCTTTCAGGATGGCCCGAGCACCGTCGACGCCGACGCGCTCGCCCTCGCCGCAGTCGGCGGCAGCCAGCGTATCTACCTGGTCGACCCGATGACCCAGAAGGTGGACAGCAGCGGCAACGTGTCGAATTCCTGGGCCAGCGCAGCGTTTGCCGGCGTGCAGGCATACGTTGATAACGCTTTCGGCTGGTGGTGCTCGGTGTCGAACAATGTCATCAACGGCATTGTCGGCACGTCGCGAGTGATTGATTTCGCGATGGGCAACCCGACCAGCCGCGCGAACCTTCTGAACGCCGGCAACGTCGGCACGATCATCCGACAGAACGGCTTCCGTACCTGGGGCAACCGAACGCTGTCGGCTGATCCGAAATGGCAGTTTCTGTGTGTGGTGCGTACCGCCGACATCATCGCCGACAGCTTGCAGGACGCGCATTTGTGGGCCGTCGATCAGGGCATCACGAAGAACTACGTCAGCGAAGTACAGGAAGGCATCAACGCGTTCCTGCGCGGCCTGGTGACGCTCGGCGCGATCTTGGGCGGCACCGCCTGGGTTGATCCCGACTTGAACAGCGCCGCGAACATCGCGAACGGCGACGTGTTTTGGGATTTCGATTTCACCCCGACGTACCCGGCCGAAAATCTGACGTTCCGAAGCCATCTAGTGAACGACTACGTCAGCACGATTTTCTGAGCGCTGAAACGTAGTCAACACCGAAAGTAATTATTAATCCGGAGAGCTTCAAAAGATGGCCGCTCGCGACGTACTAAAAAACCTAAATGTCTTCGTGAATGGCATCGGCTACGCCGGCCAGGTCGAAGACTACACCCCGCCGAAGCTTGTGCTGAAAACGGAAGAGTTCAAGGGCGGCGGCATGTTCGCGCCGCTTGAGCTGACGATGGGCATGGAAAAGCTCGACTGCGAATTCACTCTGATTTGCCAAGACGCGACCGTCATCGGTGACTTCGGTGTGGTCGAGGGCAACCAGCTGCCATTCACCATTCGCGGCCATCTCGAAAGCTTCGACGGCACGACTACCGGCCTGGTGCAGAACATCACCGGCAAGTTCCTGGAAATCGACCGGGGCACGTGGAAAGCCGGCGAGAAAGCATTCCTGAAATGCAAGGTCGCCATTTCGTATTTCAAGGAGACGCGCGGCGCTCTCGTGATCTACGAAATCGACGTCGAGAACATGATTTACATCGTGAACGGTGTCGACCTGCTGGCGGGTGTACGCGCCAACCTAGGCATGTGATGCGGGACTGCGAAAGCATCGGCGGATAAACAAACAAGCCGGCGGCCATTCCGTCGCCGGCCTTTAACTCTCAAGGCAAAGACATGAGCGACGAAACCAAGCTTCCCGATTTCATCACCGAAGATGATGGCTTCATGACGATCACCCTGCGATCGAAGGCGACGATCAACGGCGAAAAAGTCGAGACGCTTCGCATGCGTGAGCCTACCGTGGATGACATCAACGTCATGCAGAAAATGAAGGGCGACGACGCAGGTAAGGAAGTGAAAATCATTTCGAACCTGTGCGAAATCACCCCTTCGGAAGTGTCGGCGCTCACCCTCCGCAACTTCGGCCGCGTACAGGAAGCGTTCAAGCTTTTTACGGCCTGAGCGAAATCAACGTACGTCGCGGCGTTCTTTCGCTCGCGTCGCATACGGGCTGGCAGCTGTCTGAAATAGAACGGCTGCCTTGCTCGAAATTCATGTGGTATCTCGACGGGCTGCCGAAAGATGGCTAACGCCAAGCAATTTAAGGCATCCATTGTTCTCGGCGGCTCAGTCGCTGGTTCACTCAAAACCGCTTTCGGCAATGTCGAGAGCGGCGTTAAGCGTATCGGTTCCGAAGTATCGGCGCTGACCAAAAAGCAAAAGATGCTTGGCGACAGCATTCAGATGCTGGGCAAGCAAGGCAAGAACATTGACAAGTGGCGCGAGCGCTACTCGCTTGTGACAAAGGAGGTCGACAAACTCCGCATCGCGCAGACGCGCATGATTGCGACACAGGCCAGGTTCAATGCGCTGGGCGCCGCATCCGGCAAGATGCGAGGCGCGGCCATGGGTGTAGGTATCGCCGCCGCAGTGATCGGCGCGCCGCTCATGGCGGGGCTGAATGAGGCGAAGACGTACGCCGCCGAACAGCAGAAGATTCAGGCTCTCGGCCTGGGCGACAAGGCATCAGAGGATGCTGTCAAGTTCGCCACCGGCATGAAGACGGTGGGGACGTCCGTCGTCGAGAACATGGAGCTGATGCGCGATGCCGTAACGATTTTCGGTAGCGTCGACGAGGCGAAGCTTGCGGCGCCGACGCTGGCAAAAATGAAGTTTTCGAACGCGGCCATTTTCGGCAAAGAGCATGGCGCCGAGAACGATCAGAAGTTTTACGACATGCTGAAAGCTGTCGACGCACGCGGCGGCGCGAAGAGTCAGGAAGAATTCCATACGCAGGCAAACGACATTCAGCGAGTGCTGTCTGCGACGGGTGGGCGTGTCGGTCCGGAAGAGTGGCGAAACCTGATTGCGAAAGGTGGCCTAGCCGCAAAGGGCATGCGCGATGACGCGTTTTACAATCAGCTTGAATACATGGTGCAGGAAACCAGCGGCGCGGCCGTAGGTACTGGCCTATCCGCTGCATACTCAAACCTGTATCAAGGCAAGGGCACTACGCGTTCGCTGCGCAACCTGGACAAGCTCGGCTTGATCGCCGACAAGAAGAAAATTCAGTACGACAAAAGCGGCCAGCTCGCGCACATCAATCCTGGTGCGCTGAAGGGCTCCGAGATATTCCGTCAGTCGCAGTTCGAATGGGTCAAGACCATTCTTATCCCGACGCTTGCTAAGCATGGCATGACGTCGAAGGATCAGATCGAAGACGCAATCGGCGGGATCGTTTCGAACAAGCGTGGCGCTGACTGGCTCGCGTCCCTGTATCAGCAGTCGGCACAGATCGACCGAAGCGAAAAGCTGAACAAGGGCGCGGCCGGCATCGACCAGCTCAACAAGCAGGCCCTGGGCTCGACTGGCGGCAAAGAGTTGATCGCCGAGCAGAAGCTTGCAGACCTGAAACTCAGCTTCGGTCGCGACATCCTGCCTGTCTACACGAAGGGTCTAGAGCTGGCGACGGTAGCGCTTGAGTCGTTGAACGGCTTCATTGAGCGAAACCCGAAATTCACCGCCCTGATGTCGCAAGGCTTGAGCATTCTTGCGGTGGGCCTGGGCATCCTTGCTCCGGTACTGCTTACCGTTAGCTATGTGCTTGTGCCGATGGCTCGCGGCATCCAAGCAGTGACCACGGCTGTCCGGTGGCTGGGTGCGGCCATTTCGGCGAATCCGATTATCTTGTTTGGCGCAGCGCTAGCGCTTGTGGCCGTCGAGGTCTATCGGCATTGGGACGGGGTGAAAGCGTTCTTTGTGCAGCTGTGGGCAGACTTGACGTCCATATTCAGCGGCGCTATCGAAGTGCTGAAGGGCGTCGCGACGCTGAACATCGGCATGATTACCGATGGCGCTAAAAAGATGTTCGAAGGCATGGGCCATTTCGTCGAGCACGTTTTCGACGGTATCGGCAAGGGCATTTCGACAATGGTCGACGATGCGCTAGACGCGCTTGGCTTGCTCGATAAGAAACAGACCGACTACGCGGCAAAGCAGCTCGCCAACACTCCGCAGGCGAAGAAAGACGCTGCAGCCGCCTACCTGAAAACGAAGGGCGTCGACCCTGACGCGGGCGTGATGGATACCTTTTTCGGCACTACGCCGAAACCTGCCGCCGCTCCCGCGCCTGGTGCGCTGAAGTGGAACACGGGAGCCGCTACCGACGCGCGGCCAGGCTCGCCCGCTTCGTCAGCAGCTGCCGGCGGCGGTGCGCCCGTCATCCAGCAGAGCAACGTGTTTCACATCAACCAGCTGCCAGGTGAAGACGGTGACGCGCTCGCGCATCGCACGGCCGGATACCTGCAGCAGCAAAACGGCGTGCAGCAGCGCGGCCAGCTAATCGACGGGCTTTGATATGAGTCAGACCACTACAGGGCTGCTGGACGTGCTGCAGAGCATCGTTACCGCTAGCGGCGACAGCGGTAACGCTCCCGTGCTGATGATGCTGGGAACGTTCAAGTTCTCGGTAGCAACAGCGGTGTTCCGTGAGTACGTTCGCACCAGCGAATACCGATGGGCGGCTGTCGAGCGGTTCGGCCAGCTCGACGACCTGCAGTACACCGGGCCGGGGCCTGACACCATCACGTTGCCGGGGACGATTTACCCCGACTGGAAAGGCGGCGTTCAGCAGGTCGACACGCTTCGCGCAATTGCGGCGACCGGCGTGCCGCAGCGATTGATTCCCTCGCAAGGGAACATGAATGCGTTTTTCGTCATCGAGCGAATCAAAGAAACGCAGGCCGTCTTCAAGCCTGATGGCACGTTTCGCAAACAAGAATTCGAAGTGTCGCTGCGCATGTTCAGCAACGGAGCGCAAGGGCAGTGACGCAGACCTATATCAGCAAGGCCGGTGATGTCGTCGACGAAATCGCCTTCAACCAGTACGGCGCGTGCACCGCCGACACGCTGACCGCCATGTTTGCTGCTAACCCCGGCCTAGCCGGCCTGGGCGCCATCCTCGCGGCCGGCGTCGTCATAACCCTACCCGACGCGCCGCCAGTGACTGCGCCGGCCGCACAGAGTGTTTCCTTGTGGGATTGAACAACTACTTGCCGAGCTACAAAGTCACAGCGAACGACAACGACATTACTGCGTTGATCGCGTCGCGGTTTTCGTCGCTGCGCGCTACCGATGAAACTGGCTTTCAGTC